AATATCTAGAGGTTCATTTAACTTAAGAGTAGCAGTCTTTACTGCACCAGTGGTTACAGAAATTACCTCGTCAATAAAATACTCTTTATCTGGATTTGGAATTAAAGTTCCACTTTGATCTTGAGAAGCATTAGTTACTCCACCAATTTTTACAACATAGTGCTCCAATGGAGCTCCGCCAAGTCCTTCAACAACTAGGGTTGGAACACCAACTTCATCAAAACTAATACCAACTGGGTTAGTACCATCCCTAATAGTACCTCTGTGGAAGCTATATGGTTCTCTTCGATATCCCCTTGCTCTTAGTGCATAAGTACCAAAGTTTGTGGCAGAGTTTGTGATGGATGCATAACCACCAGTATCAGCAAGAACACCATCTTGGCAGAAGATAACGAAGCACGAAACTAACTGGGAGTAACCATCTTCAATAATCTTATATCCAGTACCACCAAAAGAAATGATAGTGAACGCAGCAGCAACCATTGACTTACCCTGCTCAGGGATATTTGGTCTTGCTACGTTTGGTGTTGCTACTTTAGTACCATCAATTTCGCAACCGCCACCACCTTTAAATGAAATAACAGATGAGTTGAAGATATATGGAGATACTTCAATAATTGGAAGATCATCCCATGGATCAATAATCGTAATTGCTTTACCATCTTGGTCCAACATGTATGAAGTTGGATATGTGACAGTGGGAAGAGCATTACCATTTAGTATATCATCTACAACTTGGAAAAGAGTTGTGATTGAAGACACTACATTTGCACAAGTTGGTGTCGTCGTATCTTCAATAATTGTTGGATCTTGATATAATGCTGTACTGGAATAGAGAGGAGTATAATCTGGTTGACTATATGCTCCAGTTCCTGTATTCCAATTTCTTGCTGCAAGAATACAGAGATCTCTAGTTTTTTCAAAACCATACCTTGTTTCTGCAAGTTCATTATTTACAAATCCAATTTGACCACCATCCAAGTATGCTGCACCTGCTTCTACCGTTGCAGCATTCCCTCCATAGAATAGATCATGTGAAACATGATTAATAATATGTTCGATGTCTCTCTTACATTTTGCAGTATCAAAAGTTGTTTGTGGATACTGTGCTTGTACATATCCAAGTGCTTCTTCTGCAATGAAAGTTTTATTTCTCTGAATTAGATCAACCGCATCTTGATATCTAAATGCATTTGGTTCTGCAGAATCAAATTTGTTTGGTGAGTTTAATAAGGATAGAACTACGTAGTTATCACTAGATTCTGCGATAGTATTTGATGGGGTATATACTGGACTTCCACCACCATTGATAGATAAAATATCAGTAGGACTATCTTTGTATAGAACAAATTTTGTACTAAATCCATCAGTAGTTTCAATTCTATGAGAAACTCTTTGTCTTCCATTAAAGCGATTTAAATCTGCCCAAATTCCACTATCAGGAAGATCAGAAATGTCTATATACTGTCCTACTTCATAATCGTGATAGTCATTAACTTCAAATATCAATCCATCTGGATATTCATCTGATGCTTCGATGCTTAAGACAACAAATTGCTGATGATCTGTTACATGCTTAATTACTTCTCCTTCTGCTCTAAGAGAATTTAATTCATCTGCAGTAATTGTTCTTTGTGTTCCGTTGTCATCATAAGTTAGTGTATCATCAACATCAAAAGCACCAGTTACATCTTCTAAAATAATTCTACCAGAAGTGGTACTACCCTCGTCAAAAATTACATCTGTTATAGTAGCAGAACCACCAGAAGATGCAGTAACAACTAATCCTTCAACTAGTCCCAATACTGGAGTAATTTCAGAGAATACAACTTCAAATATTTGCTCGCCAAAATACTGATATCCAATTGGAAGATTTCTTCCAAATTCTCCACCTAAATTTTTATCATAGAAAATTCTTTGCTTATCATCAAATACATAAGCGAAGTCCCAAGTTGCAAGCGCATTTCCATCGACATCAACCTGATCTCTAAAAGTAATACCAAAAATGTAGTTTTCGCTGGCAGCTTTAAACATGTGCTTACCAGGATTTTGTGGTCTGCAGATAACCAGACGAATGTTATCTCCAACAACAGAGCACTTAGGTGGCAAAGAAATGGGATTATCTTCTAAATATTCTCCACCAGCAACAATTAAGGTTTCTTTATCTGGAGTTTCTGAAGCAAGTTGTGCTGCTCTCTTAATACTTCTTACTGGTTTTGTAGCAGATCTACCGTCAAAGGTATCATCTCCAATCTGCTGAGAAACATAGATACGACCACCAACATCATTTGTAGCAATATTATAAACAAAGTTTGTAGTCGCAATCTTCTGACTATCATCCCTAAATGAAGGAGTAGCGGAAGTTGGGAAAGAAGTAACACCAGTCTCTGGATCTGTATATGTAACCAGATTAGGTGCTCTTAAGTTTAGGAATGGATTGACAATAGTGTCAATATCCAGGTTGTTAATTCTTGCAGTATCTGAAATAATAGATGTGGTCGTTCTAATTTGACCATTAACATCTAATTCATATTCTGGTGCTTCAGTATTAATACCAACGCGAATCAAGGGGTCTACATCTGCAGATAAATTACCAAAGATTGCACTCTTTGCATTAATCCCAGATCCAAGAATTTGATTGAAGGATGTAGAGTTTCTAATTTCTAGATTAGAAGATACAATCCTCTCCTTGTCAGCATTAAATTCTAAAGCCATTTCTTGCCTTCTGTGTTGATTCTATTTATTTCTTGCTATAGTATTTAGTCCCTGATAGCAGATACATTAGTGATAAATGCAACGCACTCTACACCACTTCCTTGATTTTCTAGAGTACCGTTTGATGTAATCTGAACTTGATAACCAAAAGTTTTTTCTGTGTTATTTACAGTTGGACTTATAATCCATTCTTGTCCGAGAGGTACATTATCTTTTAAAATAGTTCTAGAAACACCAGCAAGAGTCAAATTATTTGAAGAATCACTGAGACAAGTTGTTGAAATTTCTGTTGAATATTCCCAATATAATCCTAGACTTGTTATCTCCAATGTGCCGCCAACAATACTTTGTGCAGGATCAAAAACTATTCCAGTGTCAACTCTAAAAATACTATCATCAACTACTTCACTTACAGTATAAGTTCCATCACTTCCAGATCCAGATGCATCAAATGCAATTGTTATGCTATCTCCTTGCTCAAATCCATGATTGTTTAATGTAATTGTAGCGATACTAGAAGCAGCATTTGCACTATATTGAGCAATAACATATCCTTTCCAAGTTAGGATCACATTACTGTGACTGAAAAGAACTGTGCTTGCAGCGACATCAGTAAAATCTTCTAAGTTAACTGTAGTATTTGTATCGTTTGCTCTGTTAAATGAAATGAATTCTTGTTTATCAGCATTAGCAAACAAACTATTAACAACCTGAACACTGTTTGCCTTGAGGATATTTCTTTCCTCGTCAATGATAGACTCTTCTGCTACAGAAAATCCACCTTCTGATTGAAATGGTTTTATAAATTTTGCCATGGGATTATACTAGTATTGCTTGAGAAACTACCTTGATTGAATAAACAGTTGTAGTCGATCCAGTAAGATCAACTATATCACATGTGATGTTATTTGAATTATCAATGCCGACAGAAACATCACACAATTCGTCATCACTATATATTTTATTCGTTTCTGTGTAAAGAATATCACTGAGATCTGACTTAGTTAGATAAGAAATCTCTGAATATTGTCTTTTTGGTGTAGCAGAATCATCAACAATTTCAACCATCAATTTACCAGAATGTAACGGTAAGGTAGATGTTTGAACATCATATTCTGCAATAATAATATTTACCGCGTTACCAACAGAAGTATCAATAGATCCAACAGCTGATACAACTCTAGTATCTTTCAGATCAAATTGTTTTAGTTCATAATCTAAAACTTGAATGTAGTTTTCAACACCACCGAATCCTGTATTAACAGAAAGAGATCCGCCATCGGAAAATTTAACAAATGGATCATCTGCATCTGTAAATCCAATAATAAAGTCTGGTGCTTCGGTGATAAGTTTTGCACTAACAGTATTATCAGAAGATATTCTCAATCCATTTTCGTTTAGATTAATTTCTTCCAGGGTTAGATTTAAATCAGCACCTGTATAAACTACAGATCCATAAATCGAACGAACATAAAGTAGATCTACCGTTCCATTTGTTACTGTTCCCGATGTATGTGTTGGAGGAGTTGATGCGGAAAAAGCACCAGTAGTACGAACACTATAGACTCTATCTTCGTAATAGATTAATACTGGTGGATCTAAGATTAAATCTGCTGGAGCAGTTACTAATCCTAATGCTTGCCACTCTTCAATACCTTCAAGGTCAATTACAACAATATCATCAATTGTCTCTAATGTAATCTTATCTTTCTCAATCTGCATAGATTGAACATCATCATTTACAAATCTCAGAGTATTGTCATCATCACCAGGATTTAGTTCTGCTGAAATATAAGTATTGCCATCAACATCTCTTACTCCGCCAAGAGATACAAAGAAAGAACCATTAAATCCTTCAAATCTAGATTCGGATGTGTTATATCTAATTGCACCAACATCACCAGATGTAAGTGCTGGTCTTTGACCAGTTGTTCCTGATGGAAGAATCAGAGCTTTAGATCCTGATATTTGAACAAAGTCAATAGCACCAAGCACCAAATTTCCAGATGTGGTTTTTGATAATCCAGAATCTCCAATGGTAATATTATCATTTACATTAATTCCACCATCCAATGATTTAATTCCAGTGGAAGTTAATAATGAATTTTCTAAATCTATGGTGACTACATTTTCTTCTAAAGTGCTTAGAATAGTTAAAGAAAAATTTTCTCCACCAGTATTTCCTGGAACAGTTAAAGTATCAAATACAATATTATCTCCCTGCTCATAACCAAAACCAAAACTAGTAATATCAACAACACTAACAGATCCAAGTTCTGTGATTTGCAATGAAGCTGCAATTGTTGGTGTAGAAGAAGAATCTCCAGTATCTGGATTGACTAAATCGGATTCGCTAAATGTTAAGGTTTCTCCTACAACATATCCAGTACCAGGATCAGTTATTACTACTTTCGAAACTCCCTGGTTGGTAACAGAAACAGATGCTACTGCTGTCGTATCTGGATTACCACCAGTAAATACTAATGTTGGAGAAACATACCCACTTCCACCATCATTAACAATAACCGAATCAATAGTATATCCAAGAGATGCTGCAGCAGTAGCACCTTCTCCACCTCCACCTGATAGAATAACTTGTGGTGTGGAAGTATATCCAGAACCATAATTATTAATAATTATAAAAGAAACTTCGTCATCATTAATTCCAACATCAGTACCAAGTGACGCAGTTGCCGTTGCTACAGATCCTGCATAGGTCAATTCTACTTGTCCATTGAAAGCAGATCCAGAAGTATGACTTGGTGGTACTGAACCAAAAGTACCACCAATTGTTACAGTATAGAGATTTGATCCAGAAAAGTATTGCTCTCCTTCCGATACTGTATTTGTAGCAGACCATTCTGTTCCAATAATTACAGATGGAGCAGAGGAATATCCAGAACCAGCAGAATTAAGTGCTATGTTTTTTAAAGAAGCAGAATCAGATAATACAGCTGTAGCAATTGCATCAGCACCGCTAGCATCAGTAAAGGAAACTACTGGTGTAGATTCATAACCAGATCCAGTATTTGTAATTTGAATATTATCTGCAATATTTCCAGAAGAAATTGTGATAGTAGCAATAGCACCATTACCTGTGCTTCCAGATAATGGAACAGAAGTATATTCGCCTGCAGTGTATCCTTCACCTGGAGTAACAGTTTTAGTAGAAAATGCTACAGTTACATTAGCAGTTAAACCATTTCCAGTTCCGCCAACTAATTCTACTTCTGAATAAGTTCCTTGAGTATATCCACTTCCAGATTGAATTAGATATTCTTCAACATTTCTTGAAGTAAAATTAGAATCTCTGTAAAAATGCAAAGAGTCATACTTAAAAGAAGAAAGTTCTCCTGTGTATCCAGTTACAGAAATAAATTTGTCTGTATTATTATAATAGAGACCTATAGAATTATCGTCTGTGAATGATAAACTTGGGGATGATAAATTCTCAGAATTTGAAAGAAATATATTTCCAGTAGTTAAAATATTTCCATCAACGTAAAGTTTATCATCATCTGTCATCGAATCGAGATTTAATCTATCACCGATAACAGTTTTAAATCCTATATCTTCCGATAGAATAGTATTCTCGTCAGTTTTAAATGATCCACCAATATCTACACTATACTCTGGAAGTAAATTAGATACTCCAAACAATCCATCAGATTGATTATAAAATAGTCCAGCAGAACTAGTATACTTAAAACTTTCCGATGTTGTTATCGAAATTCTACTATTCTCTTTTAAGAGAAGTCTTGTGTTTGATTCTACAACATCAACAACACCAATGAAAATATTATCTTTGCTATAGAGTACATAACCTTCTTCTATGTCTCCTAATTCAGATAGGAATGCACTAAAGAATCCTAAAACAATATTATCATTTTCACTACATAATATTTCTCCAGTTCCATCTGACAATTCTGTTGATACTATTAAATTTTTGAAGACTGTTAACGTATCTTGAATTAAACCAGATTGTTCTACCGATAGATTATTGCCAACTGATGTTCCACCAGAAAATACTGTTTCTCCAGTAATTTCTAAAGCACCTGCAATAGTAACATCGTTTGCTGTAATATTGTTTACTTCTAAATCATTTGCCTGTACATTTCCATCCAAGTCAACATAAAAATATACTTGATCTAAAATAGATGCGACTCTAAATTGTGCTCCAGCTCCAGAAGAAACATATGCCGAACCTTTTGTAATTTCTCCCTCATATCCATCAAATCCATTCATATTAGGGTGAACTTCACAATACAAATAAAGAGGTTCTGGACTTGAACTTGTTAATTTGATAGTTGCTTCTGTTTGACTATACGAAACCTCAGATCCTTCATATTTTACTCCACCATTAGTATGAATTCCGTCTGGAGTTTCTGAAAATGCTGCTGGGTGATTTACAAAATCATTGCTTGTAAAAGCATATGTAATGCCAGTTTGCAAAACTAAATCTGGTGCAGCTACAAATCCAGATCCATCATCAACATAATACATGTTGGCAAAATCTTCAGATGCCACAGTTGCAGACCCAGCACCAGAAGTAATAGTTTGTCCTACAGCATTTGTGTAATTGCCATCTACACTTGTATCAATTACAACTCCAATTACATTACTTCCTGATGTATAAACCCTAGAAATGGTTCTTGTTTCTGCTCCAATTGTCGCCAATGATCCCACAGAAAATCCTGTGGTTGGATATGGACTACTGAACTCTAAAAATTGTGAAGATCTTACTTCTACTTGATACTCTATACGAGCTTCTAAGTCAGATGAATCAAATGTTAAAATATCATTAATACTATAACCAGAACCACCATTGGCAAGAGATAGTGAGGTTACAACTCCACCACCACTTAGTTGATACTGAAATCCAGATCCAGTTCCCCCAACATCAGCAGAAGCAACAACTAAAATATTTCCAGAATTATATCCAACTCCAGAAGAAGTTTGTGTAAAATTATTGCTAGATATTGTAAATGGAGAATTAGTAATTGTAAATGTAAATCCAGCTCCCTGCCCGCCAAGATTTGAATTTGATGCAGTTAGTATATCTCCATTTTGATATCCAAGATTTCCTTCTGATGTTATTGTTACAGATTGAACAGACCCTCCAGAAATATTAATCAGTGCCTCCGCACCTGTTCCAGATCCGTTAATTAAGGGAACGTTAAAATAATCGTTATCTAAATATCCATTACCACCAGAACTTACAGTTCCTACGATACCATCAATGTTAATATCTGCTGTTAGTCCAGCTCCATCTCCAGACAATAAAGTTACTCCTGCATAAGATCCTGGAGTATATCCATTTCCAGCATTGATTATTTGTCCACCAAATCCAGAAACACTAAATGATGCAACAGCATCTACTCCAGTTCCACCAATGAGAGATATATTTGTATAATCTCCTTCTGGATATCCAAGTCCGCCTGACTGGAGTACTAAATCTACACCACCCAGAACACTTCCAATAGCATCTTTATTTACCGATAGTGGTTTAGATACATATAGTTCCGATGCTTTGAAAGAAGCAACATTTGTATTAGAACTGGAAATAGTTAAAGATCCAGTAGAACTTTTGTATAATCCAAGATCTAAATCGCTATCAAAAAATAATGCAGGGGAACTAACAGTTCCATCATCTAATCTAATAGAACTACTAATTGATCCAGAAGCGAAATCATAAACGTCCTGACCTAGCGAATTGATTATCAATCGCTGGTCTTCAAAGGTATTGCTTCTTAAGACTTCTCTAAGTGTTGCTGGCATTTCTTATTAACTCTTTTAAGAGACGTTTGATTTCAGATATTTCTTCCTTTAGGTTATTTATGTCTTCAATTGCAGTGTTAAATGTGGAAGTAAATGTACGCTTAACTGGTTTCTGCGTGTTTACAATTGCACCTGTAGAAGGGTCTCTATAGAGACCCTCATAACCTTTTACTTTAATATAGTTGTCCATTAGTATGCTGCAACTGCTCGTATGTCTTGAATTTTTGGAACATAGGCAGGATCAACACCCTTCATAACAATTTTTATAGCAAAGGAAGAAAATTCTGGAAGATCTGAAACGCTATATTTCAAGTCTTGATATGAAGATTGCTTTTCCACTATACTTGAAATACTTGTTTCAGCAGTGGCAATTTCAAATGAATCTGGTTGTCCCGACTCATTAAAATAGAACCACTCAGAATCATCAAAGTTTTCTTGACTTGATGCTCTCTTATACTTATAAAGTACTTCAATGTTTGAAATATCTTTTACATTTGCTAAAAGATGTACATCAATTGCTGTTGCTGGATTGTTAATATAAACTTCCTTAGTCACATACTTAGCAACAGCAGAGCTGTTCTTTGAGGTGTCTTCAGCAACAAAATCAACACCATTAGTATAAGATACTCTAGAAACTTCCATGAAGAAAGCTTCATCATCTGGTTGATTGGGATATGAGATAATATCTCCAACGCGGAAGATATCTGAAAGTTGATCAGACGTTACATTTTTTCTTGTGAAAGATGCACTGTCAATTATTCTCGATGTGTAATCATCATTGATTGGTTGTAAATCGGTTCTTAGAGTAAGTTGTCTGGTATTTCTATTCCAAATAATTGACTTTCCAGTAATTTTATTGTCATAGGTTTCCAGAATCTTAGATTCAAGTGGGTTTCTGGCAACAATTGTAATTGATTCTCCAGCAGCAGATTGTGTAGAACTATTGATAATAGGAGTTACCAAAGAAGAACTAGAAGAAACAGTGATGTCAGACAATCCTTGTGTTAAATCAACTTCTTCTCCATTGATAAATCCTTGCTTAGTTCTAAGTTTTACCCATACCGCATTTCCTTCTACTTTAGCAATAGTTCCAGATGCCTGTGAAGTTTTTCCAGTAATACTTTGATTTCGTTGGAATGTAATTCCTGATTCTGTTGAAGCTAAAGTAAATCTATATACAGGATAAAATTCTAAGATCTGATCTCTTCTACCATAACGATTCTCTTGACCATTTGAATTTTCAATTCTATTGGTTGCAGTTTTTAATGATGCACTTGAAATATCAATTACTGGTGAGAGATATGAAACACTAGAAGAAAGATTCATTTTATAAGTCAATGATCTCTGTAAATTATTCATAATCTCATTGATTGGAGAAGCAACAACTTTCTGATTATCAAAATAATGAATTTCATTTAAGAAAGTCTTTTCAAAATCACTCTGAGAATACGAAATATAATTTGTAGTTGAAGAATCTACAGGAACAATATTAGTTGTCTTTACAAAAGAATCGATTTTCGTACCAGTTGTAGTAATATAGTGTACTTGTGGATACAGAGATTCATATTTTCTGTTGTAAGAAGCATATACTTCGCTTCCTCCCCCAAATGCATTTCTAGAAGCATTTGTGATGGTTTTAATATTGTAAGAATCAATTCCAGAATTTGTAACTTGATATAATCTGGTATTGAATACTTCTGAATTTATACCACCAACATCATCTACTCCACGGAAGAAGACATATGATTTTCCACTAGTTTCAAATCCATTATCTCTGTGATTAAATTTAATCACAGAATTATTATTCTTAAACAACTTAGATGTAGCAATAGAAGCAGCAATTGCACTTGTTTCAATTGGATTTTCTCCTAACAATTCATATCCAAGGTCTTCATTTTTTAATAGTAGTTCAGCTGTTCTTGTAATATCAAATTCTGCTCTATACAATGAGAACTTAAGATCTTCAAAAATATCTTCTGTCCAATTTTCTGTATTTTGTGATTTGTAAACAGAACCAAGAGATGGTTGTGAAGTGATAACAGTGCTTGTTGCCAAGTCAGTTTCTCCCAACCTTGATGCCCACAATTCATAGTCACTTGAATCTGTCTCAACAACTAAAGCATATTCTGTATCATTCTGAAGATATACAGGATGATCAAATTTAAATTTGGTTGGAGTTGTTGAATTTGTCAGACCCTCGAAATCGGTCGCTACGCCCATTCTAACTGCAGGAGCATCAATCTCTATGAAAGTCTCTACTTCGCACCCACCAGCGCCATTTCCGACGCCTTTGATGACGACTGAAGGTGCTTCTGTATATCCAAATCCTGGAATAGAAACATCAACATTGTATATTCTACCTCCAGAAACATTGACTCTAGCAGTAGCAACAGATCCGCCTGGCAGTTGAGGACTTTCAATAGTTAAAACAGCACTATCATAATTTTGACCAGTTTTGATAATTTTAATCTTAGAAAGTTTTCCACTATCTTTTGCAATAGTAAGTACCAAATCCGTTCCATTTGTAGCATTAGCCAATGTTACTGATGGAATTTGCAACTGTTCATTTTGAATGAAAGAGCGACCATTGTTATTGCTTAGAACAAGAGTATAAACTTGTTCATTTGTTAATGAATATACTCCAGTGGAAGATGGAATTAGTTCTACACCATTCTTATCAATAACTCTAGAAATTGGACCAGAAGAAGCAGAACTCTTTCCTACCACATATTCTCCCCTGGTAACAGACATGTTGCCACTAGCGTAACATTTTAAATATGTTTCTGGAGATAAAGTTTTTTCAGATCCAGGAACAATATTTTTCCCTGGTTTTTCATAGTCAACATTAGTAATATAAGTCTTAATTGGAATATTAGAACTCTTTTTACTAAAGAAGAGATCAACGCCTGTCAAGAACAAACCGCCATCGTAGTTCTCAATTTTAAAAGTCTGTGCTAATGGATTTGGTCTAACTGGGTTTTCCGTATTACTATCTACAAACTGAACACCTTCATTTGATTTAAAGTATGATGGTTTAGTGGAAACAATTGTTCCAGGATTCTCTGGCAAAACACCAGTAGCATAGTACTTAACTTCTGCATAAGTATCGACTGTATTCTTGTCTTCATTAGTAGAGCTAGAAGTAAATCTTAAAGTAAGAGTACCTGTTGTAAACCTGAGTTCTTGTCCAGAAGAATCGTAATCTAACGTATCGACGTTTCCAGTCCAAATAGCATTCTCTCTTGGTGGTTGTCCAGCAGGAATTACAATTAATCCACTAGCATTTCCATTTTCATCAGTAACAATTTCACCATTAAATGCTGATAGAGAATTACCAGCAATACCAGTAAATCTGAGATCAGGATTTACCCAGCGACTAATATCTCTACCTTCTAAAAAGATAGTAATTTTAGTATTTGGTTTTAATCTATTGATAACAAATTTAACTGGAACACTTCTAGCAAAAAACTGTACTGCTGATGATACAATATTTTCTCCTACTGTTTTCGTTTGAACTCCTTTTGCAACTTCATTATTCTGTGGATTGATATTTGAAGAACTACCAACCGACGCTGCTCTTACAGAAGCATTAGATTGATCAGTATTCAATTCTCCAAGAGAATTAATAGAAGTGAATGCAGGGGAAGAACCTACCCAGTTAACAACAAAAGAATTATATAAACTAGAAAAACTCTCCTTCACATCTTCTTTTGCTAAGAAAATATTGTATAAACTTGTATTGGTATCAACAATCAAAGGTTCTATGTTTTGATCGTACCATTGATCTATTGATGGAGAAATAGATCCATCTCCAACATATTGAACAACTACAAATGGATTTGGATTAATTGTCTTTGATGCAAAATCATTACCAAATAGTTTTAATTCACTAAATGGTAGTGTGATAATATCTTTAGATTTTTGATATCCTGCAACAAATCGTTGATCTTCTCTTGTGTATACTTCAGTAAGTTTTAAACAATCTTCTTTTGATTGTGGTCTCAATACAGATTGTTTGGTATCAACGGAGCATTTATAATCTGCAGAAGTTAAATTACCAACACTATGAGACTCAAAGTTGTCCACAAAGAAACCAGACTTAAATCTATCAAGTCCAATCTCATCTTTAACTTGCATGTTCAAAGCTTGTTGCTCTAAGATGCTAAGAGTTGTGTAGTACTCAAGACGCTCAATACGCTTTTCGAGTTTACCAATATCTTTCATCGTATATCTACGATGCTCCACTGGAGTAATTCTTACATCTTTACTAGTATTTGTATAAGCAGGAATGTATGCATAGAAGAGCGGAATTGCATCTTTAACTGGATCTGGTTTTGATGGATTTAGAGATGAATTACCTTCCTTAACAATAAACTCTCCCTTCTTATTCAGGAAGATGCCATCAATACGATCAAGATACTGAACCTGACTAAATTTAAACGTATATTCCAGATTCATATCTGGAGCTGGAGTTGATGCAAAAACAGATCCAGAACCAGCAAAATTGCTTGTTAGAACTTCCAAGGATGATGTGTCTTGGAAACCTGAAATAATTGTAGTTGTATTTACTTTTGGTCTGAAATCAATTACATTTTTCAGTTGAACATTTCCTAGAACAGACGAGTTAAATGATGGAATTTCATTTTCTAAAACACCAGCATCGTGTAGATAACTATCAATAGTACAGAAGTCACCTTGAGATTGTTCAAAATAATCAAAAGCAATTACTATTTGACCAACTGGTGGTTCAAATCCTGGTTTGATAATAATTCTAGAAACATCATAAACAGTATCTCTTTGACCACTATCAAATGTAAACTTATTTGTAATGTCAGATCCAGAAACTAAATTGCCAGCAGTATCAATTTCTGGTGGTTGAGTACTAGTTCCTTCATAAACATATCTCAGTTTAAATGCGTCAGAATATGAGAGAGTTTCCACAACATCACTATCATAATCAGTTCCTCTGAATGGAATTACTCTATCGCCAGCAGAAGTTACAACAATTCTCTTATTTCTTACAACTGTCTTTAGTCTTGGTTTTGCATTA